ATGACTTGGTCAAGCGTCAGTACCTTTTCGCCCTTCTTGTTGATTTCCCAAAGGTATGTGCGTCTCACGGTCTCCCCGGCCTCGGTAGGTTTTGCTATTGCGGTTTCTCTGAAATTACTTACTGAGCGATACGCCATCGAAGATGTTCTCCTTTTCGTTCTCAAACAGTCCCGTTTTCTCGTCAAACTTTGCCAGGCGCACTAACCGATAGTCGCTCGGAGTCTTGCTCATGATGTTTCGTTCATCGGTCAGCGCGATTTTAAAATTGCGTTCGGCCACCTTGTCGTCACGTTCGGTAAAGATGGTGATATAGCCCATCACGCATTTATCGAAAATTCCGTATACGTTCATGTTGTTCTCCTCATTTGAACCAGTCTTTGATGATGTTGATTGCGTTAATGACGAGGTAAAAACCCGCTGCGAGAAATGCCATAGTCATGCTTGCGAATACAGCGCTCACAGGCGGATGCCCCCTCTCATCGCTCCGCTTCCCAGGTTGATGGCCTTGGTTTTGCGTGCGGTCTTGTTGTAGATTTTTGCGTCTTTGGATTTGCGGACTTTACTCCTCTTTGCCATGGTTGATTTCCCTTCTGAGGATTTCCACCTCAATGTTGCTGGCGAGTGCCTTTTTTCGGAACGCAAGGTCAATATAATACTTTGCGTCCTCGATATTTGCGGCCTGTCGTACCATTTTGTATGCGGCGTCTATTGCTTTGTAGGTTTTCGACAGTTCCCGCGTAAGGTTCTCGTCGGTCTGGTCTCTTACGTTCCATGTTTTGTTCTCCATGGTTACGCCTCCGGTTTGTTCCCTGTTACTGCATGGTAGATTTTGTCCAGCATTTCCAGGATTTTTTGGATGTTGTTAAACAGCGTCTTGATTTCTTGGATGGTCAGAACAGTTCACCTCTTTCGTAAAGTTATTTTTGTAAAAATAGAATTTGTTAAACGTACTTCTGAGCTGTTTAACTGCCTTTAGTATATAAAAAAAAAAAGAGGCTTGTCAAGCCTCTTTTGTGTATTTTCTCCAATCGATTTGTCAATAGTTTTTTTGCAATTTAACTTAAAAGGTCATGCGCTAGGCGCGGTGCGCCGTACGAAGAGCATGACGTGACTTTCCGGCCAGCTGCCGAACTGCCTCTAATTGAGTTTTCAACACTTTCAACACTTTCAACAGGTTTTCCACAAAAAGTTGCACAAATGGTTTTGTGCATATTGCTACACTTTCAACAATTCAACAACTTATCCACAAAAGTATCAACATCAAAATCAGTAAAAAAATATCGTTCTACGGATAAAAATTCATAGTATTCAACATTTCAACACTCCCTACTACTACTACTACAACAAGTAAATAATAAAATAATAAAAATCGCGCGTGCATGTGCGCGATTACGTGCGCGTGCGCGCGCGTTGATAAACAACTAAAAAACACTCAGCCAAGTATATATACTTGATAGTTACTTGGCTGAGTGACACCAGGGCTAAAAAACGCCCTTTGCTTTAGACATCTTCTTCTTCATGGCCGTCTCTTTGTCGGCCAGTTGCTCGGCATACCGTTTGTCAGTTTCCATGTTTCTTTCGATTAGGGATGCGATGGCTTTTCCTTGTCGATACTGCTTGATTCTCCACGCCTTTTCAGGATTTTCAGCTTCCAGCTTTCGCCAATAATATTCTGGAATGGCTGCTCTCTTGCCGTTTGTCAGCTGGATGTATCCAAGTTGCCATAGTCTTTCTTGGTTCTCTTGGAACCATTCATCTCCGAGTCCTGGCTTTCGGCTCATCACGCAGAATGGCGGTATGAGTCCCATTTTCCTGTACCTGTCCCTGTCGTTTCCGTACAGTTTCTTGGTCACATACCCAGCTACGTAGTTATACGTTTCTGGCGTTGCTTGTGCTATATCAACTGTCCCTTGTCCCCAGACTTTGACCAGTTTATCGCTTGTGTAGTGTCCAAACCTTGACAGCCTGTGAATTGGCTTTAAGTCGTCTGGATACCACCCGTACAGTATCATGTGATAGTGTGGTCTTGAGGTGTTGTCTCCATACTCTCCGGCTAAGAAGTATCTGAGAGGCCCGCTGACGGCCTTTCTAAGCCTTTTCATGAATAACTGGATATCTTCCACGCTTAAAGTTTGCACCGTTCTGGGACGCTCTGAGGCGTCTCTCCATACGTTCATGCCTCCCTTGAAGATTTCTCCTGTTTCCGTGTCCTGTGTTGGTACATGGTCGTCATCGTAGGTCAGTGTGATAAACCAGATGCTTTCTTTGTCGTGGCCGTAGGCTTCGAGTTCCATTCTTGTACTCCAATCCTTGCGTTTGCGAAGTCTGCATCCTGTGCATTGTCCACATGGTATCATCATTACGTCTTTGCGATACATCAGGTCTTCGTACTTCATTCTTGTTTTGTGTACCTCGTTAAAAGAAGCGAGCGAGTATACTCGCCCGCTCGCCTCCCTGTCATGAGGCACATAAAACCGGATTAACGGTTTATTGCATCCCATTTATTTAAGTTTTCCTTTCCAAAATTCGACGTTTTTGTTTCCGATGAAGTCTTTTCCCGGTTTGTATTCGAGCTCATCTTTCTTCGGGCTCCTCCCTGCACCTCCGCCGACTCCACTGTTTAGGTTGCTGAGGTCGTTGAAAACGTCCTTGAACGCGTTAAACGCTTTGTCTGCGCTTGTGTGTGACCAGCTTGTAGCGTCTCCAACCGCTTGTGCCGCGTTGTACCAGTTGCTTTCGCTTTTGCTCCATGTGTTGTTGTGGTTCTGGCTTACTCCGAGAGCACTTGCTGTCGCCGCACTGCTGCTTGCGAGACCCATACTTGCCCCGCTGATAGTGCCCTGTGCGCCTCCCGGAGTGCTTGCTCCGCCTTGCTGATATGCTAAGATAGGATTGATACCAGCTTTTCGCATATCTTCCACGGCTCGTTGATAAGCTGTATTGCTCATTTGCTCTTGCCAAGCTCTGTTTTTGGCTGCTTGTGCGCTGTTGTAGGACATTGCTGCGTTGTTGCTTATTTGGTTATATACACCCTGAGTGATTGCCGCCATGGTGTTATAGCCCATTTGTTCGAACATGCTTCGACGGTTAAACTTCTGTTGGCTTTGCATATTGCCTTGAATTGCACTTAGCATGCTGTTCCAGTCTTGTAGGTTCTGTTCTCGGTTTACGCCGCTGGCGCTGCTGCTGTGGCCGCCTCCCTGGCTTGAACTTTCGTTGTGCTGACTGCTCCCTCCGTTGCTTTCCATCAGATTTCCGCCCAGGAATTTGTTTATGAGTCCTCCGGCGATCGTTGGAAGTAGTTGTTTGCCGATTCCGAGTAGTGCGCTGCCGATTGCTGCTAATGCCATAATAAAATAGCCCGGGGTATTGCCCCGGGCTTTCCTCCTTTCGTCAGCTGAGGCCCCAGCTGATACCCTCAGCTGAGGATTCTTATTTTTGTCGTTGTTACGTTATATTATTGCTATTCTAGAATAACAATAACGAAAAACTTTAGTGATGGTCTACGAGTCCCGGAATGCTGTACATAGGCATAGGTCTGACGCTGGTGTTGTCAATTACCGTGTCCATGATAAACTGAGGTTCATTGTCCACTGCCAGAGTCCTCTGGATCTCGGAATCTCCCTCTTTCATCCATGCTTGGCTCAGGCTCGGAGCTTCTTTGTAGTTGTCGCCGTAGTGCCAGCTGTCCAGAGTTTCCGTTGCATTCGACCGGAATTTGCCGCTGATGCGGTTTGGTTTCATCCGGTACTCTGCCCATGCTTCCTGATAACCAAAGGCCTGCTCGTCGGTGCTCGTACCAGTGAGATACAGCTCTTTCTTCAAGATGGCTTGCTCTCCCAGATTTGCAAAGACAGGGTAGTAGAAATCCAAATTGGTTTTCCGACTCCACATCCGCTCGAGTCCCTGTTGGTAGGTATGGTCATGCCGGATGCAGCATACACCGATAACAAACCCGTGCTCTTCGAAACTTTTAGTAAACATACTGCCGTTGTACGGCGTAACGCTCACCGCTGCGGTGTTGCCCTGCGGACTCTCTGTGGTCGTGCCGCTGGTCTGGATGACCTGACTCATGTTGATAGTGATACGCGTACCACCCAGATACTCCGGAATCTGTACAGTTTTGTCCGAAATCTTGGTGTGGAACAAACTGTAAATCATCTCGCGGTAGCGGCTACCGCCTCGCGCCAGCTGTTCATAGTATTTTTGAACCTGAAATGCCTGTCTCAGCTGGTTAATGGTTGTTGCTGTTGCGGTGCTCAAATCAGCTCCAAGTTCTACTGCTCTGTTTCCGTCCGGTGCTCCGTCTGCCGACCCCAGAATTCCATTTGCGTAATTAATGCCGTTTTCTCCCTTGACGTCTGGATAGACGGATAAGTTCGTGATTAGGTGGTATTCCGAGGTATTGGTAGTCCATCCGAGTTTCTCCGGGAAGTTGTCCGGGTTGTACAGATTGAGATGTGCCACGCCTACTGTCGGCACTTTTACTGGTTCTCCCGCTTTCTGAGGGGAAGGCAAAGCCGATGTGAAGTAGTCATGGTACTTATTCACTGGCAGTGGTCTGCCGCCGGTGTATGCGTTCTTAAGGAT